ATTATATGAAAATAAATATAAACAAGAGGTACAGAAGTTTGCTAATGAGCAAGTTGGTAGAAGACGAAGAGACGACTACACTGATGGCGCTGTTCGTATACCGGTAACCTCGGCAAACCCGTAGGAGATTAAATTATGGCAATAACATCGGCAATTTGTAATAGTTTCAAACAAGAAATTTTAGTTGGAACACACAACCTTACCGCTTCTAGTGGTAATACTTTTAAAATAGCATTATTTACTAGTTCTGCATCTTTAGGTGCTAGCACGACTGCTTATTCAACATCGAATGAAATATCAAACACATCTGGATCTGCATATTCTGCAGGTGGTGCAACGTTAACAAGTGTTACACCAACATTAGATTCTTCAACTGCAGTTTGTGATTTTGCAGATGTAAGTTTTTCTTCTGCGTCTTTTACAGCAAATGGTGCATTAATTTATAATTCTTCTCAATCTAACAAAGCTGTTGCAGTTATAGCTTTTGGCGGAGATAAAACTGTAACAAGTGGAACTTTCACAATTCAATTTCCAACAGCAGACGCAAGTAACGCTATCATTAGAATAGCGTAGGAGGTTAACGGATGTCCGTTACTCGAACTTTTACAGTAACGGTAGTTAGTACCGGTTATGGAAATAAATATGTTATTGACGGTGTACAACAAGACACAGTTAATTTAGCTGAAGGATTTACTTATAGATTTGATCAATCTGATAGTTCTAATTCAGGACATCCTTTAAGATTTTCTACAACATCGAATGGAACTCATAGTGGTGGCTCTGAGTATACAATAGGTGTGACCACAAATGGAACACCTGGAAGTGCAGGTGCTTACACACAAATTACTGTAGCCGCTTCGGCACCAACTTTATACTATTATTGCACTATTCACTCAGGAATGGGTGGTCAAGCAAATACAGTAGATTCAAATACATGGGGTGTTTTACCTTGGAATCAAAATAGTTGGGGAAAACAAGATGGAATCGATATTTCAACTACAGGAGTTTCTGCAACAACAGCAATTGGTTCTGTAACTGTATCAACAGAAATAAATTCAGGTTGGGGTAGACAACCATGGAATGAAAATGCTTGGGGCATTCAAGGTGATGTCTTATTAGATGGTCAACAAGCAACAGCAAGTGTAGGATCTATTTTACCTGCTGATGTTATGGGACTAACAGGAGTATCTTCAACAGCAAGTGTTGGATCACCAACGATATTAGGAGATGTAACAATATCATTAACAGGTGTGTCAGCAACAACTTCTGTTGGAACATTAACACCTGCAGATGTAATGGGAGTTTCAGGGGTTTCAGCAACAACCTCTGTTGGAACAATTTCTCCTGCAGACGTAATTGGTTTAACAGGTGTAGAAACAACAACAAGTATTGGTGAACTTAGTATTACATCTAATCCTACTGCAATAGTATCTGGAGTTTCAGCAACTGCTAGTGTTGGAACATTAACACCTGCAGATGTTATGGGATTGACAGGAGTTTCAGCGACTGCTAGTGTTGGAACATTAACACCTGCAGACGTAATTGGTTTAACAGGTGTAGAAGCTACTGCATCTTTGGCTGAATTAGGAACTTCTGATAAGTTTGGAATTCAAGCATATCAGGCTATTGACACAGGTTCTAATACAAGTTATACAGACGTAGCAGCGTAATCGGAGAAAAATTATGGCATCAACATACACACCTTTAGGGGTAGAACTTCAAGCAACTGGTGAAAACGCCGGTACATGGGGAACAAAAACTAATACAAATTTACAAATCATAGAACAAATTTCTGGTGGATACATTGCAAAAAGTATTGCAGGTGGTGCCCAAACAACTGCATTAGCAGTTTCTGATGGATCAACTGGTGCAGAGCTATCTCATAGAATGATTGAGTTTACTGGAACTATTACAGGAAACCAAATTGTAACAATACCTTTAGATGTTCAAACTTTTTATTTTTTAAGAAACTCAACGTCAGGTGCTTATACGGTTCAGTTTAAATATGCATCTGGTTCAGGAGATTCATTTACTTTTTCAGCAACAGACAAAGGTGATGCTATTGTATTTGCAACTGCAAACGATGGTACTAATCCTGATATTGACACAATAGCTTTAGGTATTTCAAATATTGTGGAAGACACGTCCCCACAATTGGGCGGGAATCTAGATACTAACTCTTTCATGATAGACTTTGATGATGCTCATGGTTTAAGAGATGAAAATGGAAATGAACAATTATTTTTTACTACTACAGGTTCAGCAGTAAATTATTTAAATGTTACAAATGCTGCTACAGGGAATGACCCAAAATTATCTGCTTTAGGAGGCGACTCCAATATAGATTTAGCTTTATCACCAAAAGGAACTGGTGAGGTTGTAGTTGGAACAGGTTCTGCAGCAGCAACAATTACAACAAGTGGTGCACATGATTTAACTTTAGATACAAACTCAGGAACAGACTCTGGATCAATTACAATTACAGATGCAGCTAATGGTAATATTGCTATTACACCAAATGGTTCAGGAAACATTGTCCTTGATGGATTAACTTTTCCAAATGCTGATGGATCAGCAGATACATTCTTAAAAACAAATGGATCAGGCACTTTATCTTTTGCAGAGGTAACTGGTGGAGCATCTTGGCAAGCTGTTAAAACATCTAATTTCACTGCTACAGCAGGAGAAGGATATTTTTGTAATACAACATCAGCAGCATTTACATTAACTTTACCAAGTTCAGCTTCAATTGGTGATTTTGTTTCATTTATTGACTACGCTGGTACGTTCGATAGTAATAACTTAACCATTGCAAGAAATGGCCACAAAATACAGGGGGCAACAGCAGATTTGACTGTGTCTACAGAAAGAGCGGCGAACACACTGGTCTACGTAGATGCGACTCAAGGATGGTTGTTGCAGACTAACTAATGTCTGAATACAAATCTATTTTTGGCACAGCCGTAAAGGCTCAACCTTCAAGTTCAGGCACTGTTGAAGGTCAAATTTGGTATGATGATTCCATTGCTGCTTTTAAACTACAATCATTTAATACTGGTACATGGTCAAGTGGTGGATCACTGCCAGCAGCAAGAAAAGAAAATAAAGGATGTGGAACACAAACTGCATCTGTAAGTATTGGTGGTGGCACTCCGTCAGGACCTCCTTATTCTACAAATACAACTTTTGAATACGATGGTACCTCTTGGTCATCGGGAGGAAACGTGGCTGCAGTTGTTAATGACATTGGAGCTTTTGGAATACAAACTGCTACAGTCGCTTTTGGTGGAGGAAACTCTGGACCTGGAGCTTATTATAACACTACACAACATTACGATGGATCAAGTTGGACTACAGTTCCAGCAACATTACCTTCAGCAAGATCAAAAATGACTTCTGGTGTGGGAATTCAAACTGCTGGACTAAGTGTTGGTGGTACCACTGGATCTTCTCTTTCAGAAACTCTTGAATACAATGGTTCTGCTTGGACATCTGGTGGAAGTTTAGCTGCTGCTACGACAGTAGCTGCTGGTTCTGGAACACAAACTGCTGCTTTAAATTTTGGTGGACAAAATCCATCTATTACAGGTGTAACGGAAGAATATGATGGTACATCTTGGACAACTTCTAATTCTTTAAATACAGCTAGAGATCAATTAGGTGGTAGTACAAATGGAACACAATCAGCGGCAGTAGCTTTTGCTGGTGGACCTAGTATCCCTGGACTTGGAGTACAAACTGAAATTTATGATGGCACATCATGGTCAAATAATAATAACATGTCTACAGCAAGAAAAGCTTTAGGTGGCTCTGGAACACGAGATGCTGCACTTGCATTTGGTGGATATGGTAGTACACCATTACCTGGTAATGAATCAGATGCTACGGAAGAATTTCTTTACGGAGTAGAAACAAAAACTTTATCAACGACTTAAGGAGGAGCAAACTATGGCAAATTATCAATACTGCGTCGCAACTAACTGGGGAAAAGGTTTCATAACGAATGAAGATTCGGCACATCTTGACCTTTTATCTTTTCCGGCTGGATTGTGGAGAGTGAATGCAAATTCACAAAGAGCTAATAGATGGATTGCTGGAGTGGCTGGAGTTAGAAAAACTTTAGCTGAAGCCCAAGCTCTTGTGGATGCACATATAGCTGATGCACAAGCTGAATGGGATGCTATACCGGACGATGATCCTAGAAAAGATGAAACGTCTGACTTGTATAGAGCACGACCAGCTGCTATAATATTGGAGGAGTAAAATTAAGTGGCAAGTTATAGAGACATATTTGGAGGAAAAGTTAAAGTTGTTTCATCAGACCCATCAAATAAAGAAGCGGGTCAGGTGTGGTACAACTCAACTTCCTATGTAGCTAAAGTAGAATTTGTTTATAATGGTGTTTGGTCAACATCAAGCGCTACTATGAACAATGGAAGAAAAAATCTTGGTACATCAGGATCATCAACTAATGATGGACAGGTAGCTGGAGGAATTACACTTCAACCAAATGGTCAACAAACAAACCAAAATTCAACAGAAACTTTTAATGGTACTACTTGGACTACGGCAAACAATATTAACTCAACTAGAAGATCAATGGGTAGTGCTGGAGTCTCTGGAACAGCTGCTTTAATATTTGGAGGTTATTTAGATCCTTACACATCAAACTCAGAAAAATGGGATGGTACCAACTGGACAGCAACTCCTGCTTTAAGTAGTGCTAGAAATATTCCTGGTGGTGGTACTGGAACTTCAACATCAGCTTTAGCAATAGCTGGTCAACAAAGTATTTCCGTTACAACTGAAGTAGAATCTTGGAATGGTAGTTCTTGGACTTCTGGAACTTCTACTCCTGGAATAGAGAGATTGTGGATTAATGCTTTTGGAAAAAGTAACACAGACGCTTTAGCGTATGGTGGTCAAACATATAGTGGTGGTTATACTTCTTATAACACTTGTTATTTATGGGATGGTAGTTCTTGGACTGCAAAAAATCCTATAGTAAATCCTAGTAGATCAAATTCAGGAAATGCTTGTGACAGTACAAGTTCAGGAATATCTTATGGAGGAAACCCAGACACAGTAACTGAAATATGGGATGGTACTTCATGGACATCTGGCAATGCATTAAATACAAATTGGTATGGAGGAGGATATAATGGTAGTGGACCTTCTACAACTGGAGCGTGGGCAGCTGGTGGAACGGCTCCTGCATTTACTTCTCCAGGTGATGAGGGTTGGACTGGAACACAAATATATAATTTTGGTCCATCAACGGTAACATTAGGAACAACATAATATGGCAGATTATAAAGAAATTTGGGGACAAAAAATTCAAACAATTGCAGGTAATCCATCTGTAAGTGTTGCAGGTCAACTATGGTATAATTCTACTGATGTTGCAGTTAAAGGTAATGTTTTTTACAATGGCGTTTGGACAACATCAAGCGCTACTATGAACAACGGAAGAAAATCTGTTGGTTCAGCAGGGTCAAGCAGTAATGATGGAGTAGTAGCTGCAGGTATAACTTTACAACCTAATGGTCAACAAACAAATCAAAATTCTACAGAAACTTTTAATGGTTCAGCTTGGACTACAGCAAATAATGTTAATACTACAAGAAGAGGTTTAGGAAGCGCAGGAATTTCTGGTACAGCTGCATTAATATTTGGTGGTTACTTAGATCCCTACACTGGTGCTTCTGAAAAATGGGATGGTACTAACTGGACATCAACTCCTAGTTTAAATAGTAACAGAGACAATATTGGTGGAGGTGGAACCTCTACATCAGCTTTAGCAATAGCTGGACAACAAGGTGTCAGTATTACAACAGAAGTAGAATCTTGGAATGGTAGCTCTTGGACTACAGGAACTTCAAACCCTAATGTTGAACGTTTATGGATTTCAGCTGCTGGAAAAAGTAATAGTGATGTTTTAGCTTGGGCTGGTATGTCATACAGTGGAGGATATAGTTCTTACACTACTTGTTATTTATGGGATGGTAGCTCTTGGACTGCAAAAAATCCAACAACTGTAGCTTCTAGACAAAATTCAGGAATTGCTTGTACAAGCACATCTGCAATATTAAACTATGGTGGATCTCCAGATACAACTACTGAAATATGGGATGGTACATCATGGACTGCAGGAAACGCTTTAAACACAGCTCAAACTCAAGGTGGGTCAAATGGAAGTGGACCGTCAAATACTGCTGCATGGTATGCAGGTGGAACGGCGCCATCATTTACTTCTCCAGGTGATGAAGGTTGGACTGGAACACAAATATATAATTTTGGAGCTGCTACGGTTACTCTTTCACCAGCTTAATCATTGACTTTATTATAAGACACTATATATTACTATTTGAAAGGTAATATATTATGACAGTAAAAAGAGACATACAACAATCAGTAGATAACGAATCTAACAATCTTCACAACATGTTAGATCCTCAAGAAGTTAATGACTTTAAAGCATTAGCAGGTGAACTAAGAGACACTTGGAATAAAAAACAAATTTTTAGAACAGAAACCGAAATGAGGTTTTCAGTTTTAAATGATTTAAGATACCCAAATAAAGCTTCTAAATATTGGCAATGCGTAAGAGAACAAAATGTTTATTTAGAACAAATTATGCGATTATCTTTTGAATATAGAAGAAACGAATCAAAAATAAAATTTACAAAAAATAAAATTAAATCTTTAACAAAAGAGATAGAAGATGCTGAATTTGATGGTGAAAAAGATTCTGAATGGTTTTACAAAAAACAATATTCTTTAGAAAAATATCAGGTTGATTTAGATGAATTACATTTTTCTAAAGCTAATATGGAACTTGTAGCTAAAGATAGAATGAGAGAAATTAAACTTTGGTCTAAATTAAAAAAAGAAAACGATGATGGTAGTTTTGATACAAACAATGTTAATACACATCAATTAGACGCTTATCACAAAATTATGGAAAATAGAAAAGATACTTTAAGTCCACAATCAAGTCAGCCAGAAGTGTTTAATGTAATTGGTCAACTTAAAACAATTGAACGTATTAAAAAAGAAAATGCACAACTTGAAAGTCAAAAGAGAGAAGCTATATCTTCGGAATCGAAGCTTGGCGCAAAACCCAAAGAATCAAAGGAAGTCTGATCTTTATAAAAAAATAAAAAAACACATAGAAAAGACAGGTTATATAATAAATCCTTTGTTAGTAGTAAAAGATAATGACAAGTATAAAGTTGTGTATGGTAACAATAGATATTTGGTTGCAGAAGAATTGGGTTATGAAGAAATACCAATTCAAATATTGAAAGATGAAGATAATAAAACTATAATAAATGCAGCAAAAACTTATAAAGAAATAAATATAGATGAAACATAATTTTATATACTTAGGACAAATTGTAGTAAAATTACAAGTTCCTTTAAATATATTTAAAATAATTAATCATGTGTATGAAACTAAATTTGATCAATTACCTAGTGCTAGTCAACAATTGGTTGGTAAAATTCAAAAAGAAAATAGTTTATTTTATTCTGGTGTCAATGAAACATATATGAAAAGACATAATTTCTTACCTCGGGAAGTATTAGTTTATTTTAAAAAAGCTATGGAAAAGTATATAGAACTTAGTGCGATTAAAGAAGCTAACTTAGAATTAAGATCTATTTGGGTTAACGAAATGAAAGAACATGAATACAATCCTGTACATATACACACAGGTGACATAGCAACAGGTTTATCTTCTGTTATGGTTTTAAAATTACCTAAAGATTGTGGTGAAGAAATATCAGCGCCTAACAATCCTCAAAATGGTAAACTACAAATATTAGGAGCTACTAATGGTCAATTTGCACATGTAGATTATGAACCTATTCTTAAAGAAAGAGATTTTTATATTTTTCCATATGACATGAGACATTGCGTTTATCCTTTTACTGGACCTGAAATTAGAAGAACTTTAGCTGCTAATTGTGATGTGGCTTACAATAATGTAAAAAGTAGAGGAGTTGTATAATGTACGAAAACAAAGTTATAACAGAACCAGTATGGAAAACTTGGGTAATTAAAACAACTAATCCCGTGCTTACACCTGAACAATGTAAAATAGTTATGGATACAGGAAGAAGTTGTAAACCTGAAAAAGCAAAAGTTGGTATGGGTAATGAAGAAAAAAATTATGATACTAAAACAAGAATTACTACAATATCTTGGATACCACCTAAAAAACTTCCACAGTTGTATGACACATTAGATACTTTTATACAAAAAGCTAATCGTAATCATTTTGGTTTTGAAGATATTAGAATTACAGAATCTGCACAATATACAGAATATTCTACTGGAGGTTTTTATGGATGGCACATGGATACAGATATTGTAGGTCACCATCAACCACCTGTTAGAAAAATATCTATGACTCTTTTATTAAATCATGAAAGTGAGTTTGAAGGAGGGGAATTAGAAATATTAGATGAAGGTAAGACTGCACCTATAACTCAAGGAAATGCTATTTGCTTTGCTTCTTTTTTACGTCACAGAGTTAAACCAATAACTAAAGGAATTAGAAAATCTTTAGTAGTTTGGTTTGGAGGTACACCATTTAGATGATTAAAGAACAATTTTTTCCAACAACTATTTACGCTAAAGATATAAAAATAGATAATGATCTACTAGCAAATTATATTATAAATTGGAGTAAGACAGATAAAGGTGTAAATAAAACAAATAAAAATGGTTGGCATTCTGATAATATAAAAGATACACAAACAGAATTTACTCCTTTAGTTACAGAACTTTACAATATGCAAAAAGAAATTTATCAAGAAGAGTATTTAGAAAGACAGCCTGTAATAGGTAATATTTGGGCTAATTTAAATCCTCCTGGTGGTTATAACAAATCTCATATACATCCAAATGCTTTATGGTCTGGTGTATATTATGTAAAAGGAAATGAAAAATCTGGAAATTTAATTTGCAGTGACCCAAGACCAGGAGTACAAATGATTATGCCTGCTAGAAAAAAAATACAACTACCTAGACATTTATGGAATGAATGTCATTTAGCACCTTTAGTTGGTAGAATAATAATGTTTCCTGCTTGGTTATGGCATGAAGTTCAACCTAATAATTCTGAAGATATAAGAATATCAATCTCATTTAACTTTGTACAGGAGGGTTTCCGTGTTTAAATATCATGTAATTAGAAAAGCTTTATCATATGAATTAGCTAATTTTATATTTAATTATTTTCTTTTAAAAAGAGATGCTACTGCATACATGTACGACAACAATATTATACATGACACTGGTATGTTTGGTACGTGGAATGATCCACAAATTCCAAATACTTATTCTCATTATGGAGATATGGTTATGGAAACATTGCTAGTTAAAATGTTGCCTAAAATGAAACAAGAAACAAATTTAGATTTGTTACCCACATATTCATACGCAAGAGTCTATAAAAAAGGTGATGTTTTAGAACGACATAAAGACAGACCGAGCTGTGAAGTATCTACAACGTTAAATTTAGGTGGTGATCCTTGGCCCATTTATATTGATGGCACAGGTGGCGAAGATAACAATGGCGAAAAGGTATCGCTTGAAGTAGGCGATATGCTAGTGTATAGTGGCTGTGAACTCGAACATTGGCGAGAGCCATTTGAGGGCGACATTTGCGGTCAAGTATTCTTACATTATAATCATGTAAATGGCCCATTTGCTGATAAAAATAGATTTGATGGAAGAGCTATGTTAGGTCTTCCAGGATTTTCTAGATAGTATTATAATGGAGTCATATGTTACAAAAAATAGGTTTTCAACCAGGTATAAATAAACAAATATCCGAAACCACAGCAGAAGGTCAATGGATAGATTGTGATAATGTTAGATTTAGATATGGTACACCTGAAAAAATAGGAGGTTGGAAACAATTAGGAACTAGTGACTTAACAGGAGCTGTAAGAGGTCTTCATCATTTCGTAAATAGTTTAGGTAGAAAATATGCAATTATAGGAAGTAATAGAATTCTATACGCATATTCAGGAGGTATATTTTATGATATACATCCTATTAAAACAACAACCACACTTACAAATGCATTTAGCACAACTAACGGATCAGCAGTTGTAACACTGACTTTTTCTGGTGCACACAATATTTCTGCAGGTGAAATATTGTTATTAGACAATTTCAGCACGATAACAGGATCTAATTTTAGTGCGTCAGATTTTGATGATAAAAAATTTATGGTAACATCAGTGCCATCAACTACAACACTTACAATTACAATGCCATCTAATGAAACAGGATCTGGTGCAACAACA